GAAATCCGAAACAAGATCAAGTCAATCACGGACTACTCTCCGGAGTTGACCGTCTACAACGAGCAGCTGGACCTGCTTGTCAACGACGCGTACAACGCCATATGGACTGAGAAGCGCTGGCGCTTCGCACAGAAGACCATGTTCATGGACGTCTGGCCGGACGTCGTGTCGCTCCAACCTGACGGCACCACGAAGACTGTGAGCGTGACCAACAACCGCCGCAGCCTCGTCTTCAGCGGCCCGATCAAGGCGCTGCTCTCGTACCCCTATCAGTGGGAAGGGCAGATCATTGAGGTCGACGGGCGCGACTACTTCATCGACGCCGTGACCAACGGCACCACGATCCGCTTGCGCGAACCCTTCCGGGGCACCACGCTGGCGACCAACGGCACGTGGAAACTGAAGCACCGCTTCTACGATCTCCCGCCGGACGCCATCGAGATCCTCGGCCTGCTGCACAGGGACACCCCTGCGGTCGGGAAGATCCCTCCGTACGGCGCAATCCGTGGCATCACCGCGCGCCGCGAGGAAGACCTCAATCTACGCGAGGACTTCACCAGCTTCTACTCGCAGTGCTACATCCCCTACGGTACGAGCAACGTGCCCCCGGCGGAGACGGTGCTGCTGTCGCAGGGCACCGGTACCATCCCCATCGGCACCTACCTCGAGCTGTGCTGGGCCTACGAGACTGACGGGGGCAAGAAGGTCGGCGCGCTCAGCGAGTCCGCCATCCTCCCGATCGTAGGGCAGTTTGCCGCTGGCATCGTCGTCACCTTCAAGACGTGGGACGGCGTGACCGTCATAGCTCCCGGCTACGTTGACACCATCGACCAGGTGATGAACCCTTTCGAAGGGCTGCGGAAGCGCATCTACTTCAACCAGAACTTCAACAGAACCACGGGTATACGCAACCCCGGCCTGCCTGTCTGGCGTGAAGTGACCTTCGGCGGGACTGCGCCGCTGCCTGCGATGCCGTTCCTGAACACCAGCGAAGACCCTGTCCGCGTTCCCGACATCTCGGGCACGTATCAGATTGAGTCGCTTGCACAGGTCAGCCCGGGCAACAAGCGCTACATCGACTACGACGGCTTGCACCTCCGTTTCCGCCCGTACCCCCGCCCTATCGGCAACGACTTCTACTACGACCTCGTACCCGGTGCGGACGGCGAGGCTGGTTTCAACGCCGCGAACGAGCGCCAGTTCCGCCAGTGGGAATGCCGCTACTACCGCAAGCCCGCGCGCCTCGGACTTCCGACCGACACGCCAGAGTTCCCCATAGAGTTTCACCAGCTGGTTATCTATAAGGTGCTGCACGACATCTACAGCAAGCACGACAACCTGGCGCAGGCGGGCAACTACCAGAAGAAGTACGAGAAGGAGATCCTCCGGCTTCAGAAGCGCTACGTCGACAGCGTCGACACTGACATTGTGCGCGGCCAGTTCGGAATCACGGGCCGCATCTTCTCCCCATACGATCCTGCCTCCCTCCGCCGGGTGAACTAATGCAGACGAACGCCCTCCCCGATGTAGCAGCAGGCGGCATAGACCAACGGTACACGATCAATCAAAACTCCGGGGAGAACGTACAGAACTACCGCTACCTGGCCGATGGCGGGTGGCGCAAAGACCGAGGCTGGGAACCGCTGATCAAGTACCCGCCTTCCGGGTTCACCCTGAGTGCGGCAGAGCTAATCGTCGCTCGCTCCCCCTGTCGCTTCCTTGCGGTGTGGTCGCGCCACGGCGGGTCAGAGGAGTACTACATCCAAGAGCGGGCAGGCGTCCTGTCTTACACCTATGGCAACGTAGGCAACGCCGGCACCGCCGAGGTCGTGCTGGCTACTGGTCGGCATCTGCCCAGAGTGGACGAGCCCGGCACACAGCTCGTACCGTACGGCCGCTTTGCGTTGCTGCTCAACGGCACCAATGAGATGTTCAAGTGGTGGGGCCGGGCAAAACTCGAGCCCTTCGGGTTCATCCTGCCTACGCCTACTCCTTACTGCGTCGGCGTGCAGGTGGACTATCAGACGTTTGAAGGGACTGCCTACGGGGACCCCATCAACAACAACCTCCGCGACATCGCCGTGCAGTTCCTGCCGGGCGAGTACCTCGGCCTCGGCGAACCCTTGAAAGGTTCGATCAATGCCTACTCCTACCGTCAGTCTTACATCACGGATACGGGCAGCGAGTCTCCCGTCAGCGCTCCGGCCAACGTAAGCTGGACGTTGTACACAGACACCAACGCGCCCGGTGCTACGGCAGAACAGCGCATCCTACTTGCTAACGCCAACGAGCGTAAGTACGGCGTAATGGTGCAAGGGCTCGAGCCCGGCCCTGACGGCACCGTTGCCCGGCGCATCTACCGCACCAAGAACAAGAAAGACGGGCTGACCGGAGCAGGCGACGTCTACTACTTCGTCTGTCAGATCAACGACAACACGACGCGGAACTACCTCGACTGCATCCCGGACAACGAGCTCGTCAACGCCGCCCCGACCTTCGCGGACTCTGTCACGATCTCGAATGGCTTCAAGTACGGCGCGGCGTGGAACGGTGCGATGTGGCTGGCCGGCGGGGACGCTACGCCCACGCGGATCATCTACTCGGTGCAGGGTTTGCCGGAACAGTTTCCTGCGTTTAACTACTTCGACGTAGGGGTGAGGGACGGCGGCCACATAACGGCCGTCGTACCTTACTATGACGTGCTCTTGGTCTTCCGCGAGAAGGCCATCGACGCCGTGTTCACGAACGCAAACGGCGACGGGTTCACCTGCACCACGGTCAACCAGTCCATCGGCACCATCGCTACGAACACCATCCGCCTCGTGCCCGGTGTCGGCGTCATGTTCCTGAACTTCGACGGCGTGTACCTGATCACCGGCGGTTTGCGCGGCGGGGCCTCGATCACAGTTACCAAAGTCAGCGCCAAGTTCGAGAAGGAGCTAAGCCGCATTTCGAAGAACTCTCTCTGCAGAGCAACCGCTGTCTACTCCGACCGGGAGAAGGAGTGGTGGTGCCACTTCCCCGTGGACGGCCAGACCGAGAACACACGGGGCGTGGTCTTCGCCCCGGCGGTGAACGAGTTTTCGCTGCGGTCTGCCGCGTATCCGGAATCTCCGGAAAACGACTGGCGCTTCACGCAGCTTGCTGCGGACCGCAGCGGCCACATCGTCATCGGCACGCTGCCGAGCCTGACATCCACCAACTTAGCGCCAGGTATGGGTCTGCAGGTCTGGACAGCCCGCCAAAACTCCGGCGATTCCATGCCCTACACGGTCTTCCAGACCGTCGCGACGGTGCTGTACACCGGGGCCGTCGCTCCGATTGGCGTGTGGCAGAGCGGATGGGAGGACTTCGGCGACGACACCATCAAGAAGCGCGTACTGACGGTGGACATCGAGACGATCACCGAGGGCAATAACGAGGTCGAACTGTTCTGGGCTTCTGACTACTCGTCTGAGTTCGTCAGCGCAGGCACCGTGGCCCCGAAGATTGGGGACTACCTCAACGGCATCGGCCCTGCGCAGGACGCCACGCTCACCTCGGGGGCGAATCTCGCAACGTGGAACGTGTCGAAGTACCAAGACCACAAGGTGACCAGATTGCGCTGGGACGTGAACACGGGGCAGGTCTCGCACTTCGCGTTCCGGTTGCAGTCGGCCAACAAACACACGTTGATCCGTTACAAGATCATGTACGTCGGCGGTACTGTGAAGACTCCGAACACCAAGATGCCTGGAGCGAAGTCCTAATGGCACGCCAGTACACCATCGGCCCGCAGCTTGCGGGCGACATCATCCTCATAAACCCGCAGAACAACGAGATCAATCAGGCCGTAGGCGAGTTGAACGGCAGCCTCGACCAGAACAACATGCCGCTGGATTCCGTTGACCGGAGCAAGCTCATCGCTCCGGTGGTGACAGTCATTGCTGCCGACCCGGCGCAGAACAACTACGTCTACCAGACGCAGGCGGTCTACATCGCAGAGAAGTGTACGAGCACGGTGTCCATCCCTGTTACGCAATGGTCGGTAGGATGGAACGCCTTCGAGGCGGCAGCTACGTCCGGCGACCGGACAGGGTTCGTGTTGAACTTCACCGCGCAAGAGGGGATGCTGAAGGGGGAAGCAGTCCTCGACTTCGAGAACCGGCAGTCTTACTTCCTCTACAGAGCCCTGTTCCCTGACGACATCATCAACTACCAAAACGGTGCAAACATCAGAGACGAGCACACCGGCGAGCTTGGGGTCTTTGTCAACGACGTACTCGTTGCCCGGACGGGCCCGCTGTGGATCGCCTGTGGGCGGCACACCTACACCATTCCGTACGCGACGCCCGTCAAGAGCGGACCGGTAAAAGTCGATGTGCGGTGGCTCATCAGCTACTTCAACGTCTTCAAAGTCCTGTTCACCGACACCCTCTACTTCCCCGGCGTCAATCAAGTTTACCCCGTTCAGGTCTACAGCCGCCAGCTGTGGTGCCGCAACCAGTACAGGTAGAACATGAGCAATATCTCTACAGTCCCTGCCCTGAATGGGGTCGTTGCCACGGCGGCTGCCGCGAACGCAACGTACACCGCTATCGCTGCGGGCACCGTCGCCCTCGACAGCACCAACACCCAGACGGAGTGGGTGTCGCAGGCGCACGTTGATACCACGGCTAAGAACGCCGTGTTCACTACGGACATGGGCACGTTCTGCAACTCCACGTTGACCTA